TCTGAAAGTATTATAGGTTGACCTATCTGCCATTTCGTGACATCAAAGTAATCTTTTACTCTATCGATACATCTTAAGAGAATATCATTTTTATTGAATCCGACTTTTGTCAATATTGCAAAATCTATAGCCACATCAATTATGTAAGCGTCTTTTATATTGATTGCATCGGTAACTAACCTATATTGTGACAAGTAAGTTTTTAAATTTTCTTTAACTGTAGTGGATAGTGGTACTAAATTATTATTAGAATTATATCCAAGAGTATACATATTCATAGCTAATGGGTTAGGAACTCTTGCAGTCAATTGTTTAATTGTCAACCCATTATTAACATCGTCAGTAGTTACCTTTCTATCCAGCTCATCTGTTGGTTTGTTTAATTGGTCATCTTGTACTAAGTGAACTTTAGCTATGTTACCAAATTTGGCTGGTAAAGAATATGCTCTAACAATATAGTCCTCTTTTGTAACCGCTCTTTGTTGTGCTTGATAATATGCTAATGCGTTTTCTCTAACGTCACGAACAGTTTCACCACCACCTCCACCTGTAGCTGGTTTTGGATTAGTAAATGCAAGAGAGTCTTTAGATGCCTGAACTAAAGTTGACGATAAATTTTGGTTATCTATTTCAAAAGTTTGACCACCTTTAAATGTAATGTCTCCACTATTAACGTTATCATCAACTCCACCACCGAAAGCGTATTCAATAGTTAGCGTTGTGTTCGCTGGTGCTAAACCAAAAGTCTTTGTCTTTAAGAAATTACTTGGGTCAAACGCTTGTGTTAAGAAACTTGGACTACCAGGTAAATTAGAACCAACACTATCAGGATTAGGTATAATCTCTTCATCAGGATTATCAGACACCCCTGCACCAAATCTTAAAATTGTTTCATCATTTTCATTAATAAAAGTTGTAAATCTACGAGATGTCTTTTTTAATTTTAAAATATGTGGTGACGTATCTCTATTAAGAACCGATGTTGGGTCATTAGTAGAATTATTTTCAATATCTTCAAATATAGTATCACGAGCTAATGAATCAACCTCATACCATTTATTACCATCACTATCTGTGCATGATAATATTTGTATCACATCAGGATTTTCTAATTTAATTTGTGTGTATTTTTGTGCAGAACCGAATGAAAAGAATTCTTTAGAAATCTCACCACTCTCTGCTTTAACTCTTTTCTTTAATAAAAACTTAGTAGGTGTATCACCATCATTTTCAAATATTGTTGTTATCCTTTGGTCTGATAAGGTATCAAATTTAAAATTAACATCATCTAAGGTTCTAAACGTTGTTCCATTAGTTGATGAATTTACCCTAGCTCCCGCTTTGATTGTTAGGGCATATCTGTAATCAGGTTTACCATTTAAGGCGGGTACGGTTTGAAATACATCAAGAACCACGTTAGATGGTGAAGTTATACGAGGTTTATATCCTAACGATTGTGCTATATTGTAAACATTTCTTTTCTCTTCAGCAAAGGGTAATAGTGATTCTCTAAATTGACTATCTAAATAGTAAGATAAAACATCACCGACATATGATGCCATCTCAATAAACATCATACCAGGAGAAGCTTCGTTAAAATCATTATAGGTGTTTGGAAAGTATGTTTTAGCGTATTCCACTAAACTATTTCTGAAATCATCAAAATCTTTGTTTAGATAATTTATACTTCTAACTTTATTTTTTTTAGTTGTTGTTCTTGCCATTCTATTATCCGTTAAACGTTTAGTAAAAGTTCTCGTTCCTCTGAACTAAGAGCAGGTACGAATTTTATTTTTACAAATACTTTACTCCTATCACCATCTTCTGTTAAAGTTTCAACGCTGTTAATTGTTATATAAGACAACCATTGTGCTACTGCTCTTTTAATTTCAGTTTCAATTTTTATAGGTAACTCATCATCAATCTGTTCAAAACAAATTTCTCTTACTCGACTACCAAATTCAGGCTGTGATACTCTTTCACCAACTTGCGTCAACAATAAATTTCTTAAATTATGAACTGATTGTTCAATAGAAGTTTTTGTTAAAGCAAAGTCATTGAATGAATCACCTTTAAGTGGAAATGATAATCCCACAAATGTATTTGCGTTAAGGTCATTTTGTCTTGCAGACATTACTTACCTTTCTTATTGATAGCTTTCATTAAATCACTATAGTCACGAGTTAATGCTTGAGTCACTGCTTCTGGTACGTCATCAACAGACTTACCTGCTTTTTTCAAAGTATCTATCGCAACCATATCTCTTTTGACTTCGTCTGATTTTCCATAACCCATTAACTCAGCCATTTTTGATGAATCAAATGTTCCACCACCCAATGTTGGATATTCTTCAGTTTGTTTTTCTGATGTTCTCAATCCAACAGTTTCGTTTAACACGTCATTTAGTGCTTTGTTATCTGTGAATTTTTTTTGTGAAGTTTTAATTTGTTTTGGTTGTTCGATAGTTTTAGTCTTTGTTTCATTCATAAATATCTTTTGAACTTCTTTTTTGACTTCTTTACGAACTGCTTCTCTGATTATTTTTATCAGGTCTTTTTTTGTCATTTTAAAACGCCCTCTTTCTTATTTAGACTTCTTTAATAGATTCTTCTTGTTTTTGTTTTTCTTCGGTAATCTCTTTTTTAAAATCTTTTTTCTTACCACCATGATAATCGTAAGCGTGTCCCTCTTCGATAAGAATATCGTTAACGCTAACCCAACCATCTACTGATAAGTCTATAGAACTTTCAACACTATTTATACATTCAGTAATGTGCTCACCTACGTAGTCTGGTGATACAAATATTTCACCCAAAACTCTACCAAACTTACCTGTACCAAATGATTTTAATTTGAAAATACCAGCTTCTAATAATTCTTTATTTCTTGCTTTTGCAGCTAAACCTTTTTCTTTTTCTTTTAAATCTCTTGTACGAGATTCCCAAGTATCGATACCCATGTAACGAACTCTTTTTTTAATTTTAATATCAAAACCTAAATCTATATAACAATCAATGGTATCACCATCAACAACTTTAATTAATTCTGCTTCATACTCACGAGTATCTAATTTTTTTGCCATGATTTTCTCCTATGTAATGTCTTCCAAGTCTTCTTTTGATATCCCTAAATCTACATCTGGTAAATCTAAATCTGGTAAATCTAAATTTGGTACTTTTATATTTGGTACATCTGGTAAATCTAAATCTGGTATTTCTAATTTAGGTAATTTAAAATCTGGATTAGCCGTCATCACTTGTTTATTAAGAAAAGTTTGTTTCGTAATTACCTCAGTCAGTCTTACTATTTTATCAACTAGTGCTTTAGCTTTCGCTACAAACACCGCTGGATTTGCAATTAATAAGACTAATACTTGTTGAATGTCAGAAAATAGTGTCAAAATATCACTTTGAAATTTTAACATCACATCACCTCTTATGGTTGGAACCATTGGTGCTCTTGGGTCACCCATTTTTATAGTTCCAACTTTTTTAGCATTTATAAAAACTTCATCTGCCTCTAAAAATATATTATTTCTTCCAGTAATAAATATGTCATCACTTTTAATTAAGACTTTTTTTCCCTCAACTCGTTGACCATTTAAGTTTGTGGCGGTTCCTTCAGACATCAGATATATTGAACTATCATCGAAATCAATATTTTGAGAATATAGATTATTCTTAACTTTTTTATGACCTACAACAATTTTTGTTACTGCTTTATTATCATCTGAACCTAAAACAATTCCACCATTAAATCTACTGTTAAAAACTATATCACCCTCATTTATATCAATATGCTTTATGCTTTTATCACGTTGAAATGTATCACCATATTTTTTTAATTCGTCATAACCCGACGTGCCAGCTAGAGCGTTTTCATTCGGTGAATTTTGTCTATTTATTATATCTGTGTAATAGTGTTTATTGTTGAACTCAATAACAGCAACGTGTTCACCTACTAAAGGTATTTGTGTAAAATTAGGTTTTAGACATAAAACGATATCTTCATTTTGACCAAATCCTTTGACAGTCTGTGAATCCTCATCAATAAAGACACCCTTGACACCACCATAAACTTCCTTTGATATTTCGGTTACTTCAAATGCTTCAATTTCATGAAACTCTGTTTGTGCAGATTGTATTCTATCACTTACATATTTATCTAAATCAGCGTTATATTTCGCTAAATTACCATCACGCTTTGTTCTCTTATCTGGAAATAATTGCTTATGATATGCCATCTGGTGCTTTCATATCATCAATCCTCGTGTGAATTTTATCTGATTCTTGTTGAATATCTAAAACAGTGTCCTCTATGTTTGATAAGAGTTGTTTCTTTTCTTCTTCAGATAAACCAAACTCATCCTCACTACCAGCCTTTTGTTCAGTAGAAATTAACCTCTGAACGATTCCAGCCATCTTAACAAGTTGGTCATCATTCTTAACATTAATTTCAAGATACTCCTTTATCATAGGAACTATCTGAACAGCCGTGTCACCATCTTTAATAAATTGCACGAGCTCTTTAGTTAGAACTTCTAACTGTTTTCTGTTAAATTCTGTATTATCGTATATATCTTTGAATAGTGAGGAAAGAGATTTTCCATCAAAGATTTCGTAATCTATAGCCATGATTTACCTATGTGTTGTCAATTATAAATATATAAATCAAAAAAAATACTAATATATAAATATATATCGTGAATTTTTATTTATCAACCATATAGTTATTATAGAGGTTACTCGGTTCTTAAAAAATCGTGTGACCTTTTTTTTTGTTAACTAACGGGAGAAAACCATGAAGGAAGTCGTAACAATGGTCAAAGGATATGTAGATGACTTAGCTCATCTATTAATGTCTTTTGTGGCTATAGGTGCTGTATCTGAAGTAATATTTGGGTCTGGTATCTTTGGCGTCAACGTTATAGGTAACCTCACATCCATCATTAATAAGTTCGGCGAGTCAGGCTTCGCTGGGCTTGTCGCCTTATTGGTGTTGGTGGGTTTATTTCGCAAGTAGGACGGAATAGCTCTACATTCCTACAATCAATGTAGGGCAATAAAAAAGGGAAGTGAAAGCTTCCCTTTTTTGTTTTCTGAGCCATCTGTCAGATTCGAACTGACGACCTGTTCATTACTAATGAACTGCTCTACCAACTGAGCTAAGATGGCGATGTAGCCCGTAGGGGAATCGAACCCCTGTTGCAGGAATGAAAATCCTGAGTCCTAACCACTAGACGAACGGGCCATTTATTATTGAAATTTTCTTATCGTTTCATATTCCCAATTAAACCAATCTAAAACTTCTACTTGTGATTTATATACCTTTAACAATTCACTTTTTCTTTTTATCATATCGTCATCTAATTTTTCACCCCTACCAAACACCCATAGTTTCTCAGGTCTAAGGTGTGACAATACATCGTGACAAGCTCTATGTCGCGGGTGTCCATATTCTCCATCGGTATTGTGTGTTACTATCTTGGTATATTTT